GACGGCGGTGTGATCGACGGCGGTGTGATCGACGGCGGTGTGATCGACGGCGGTGTGATCGACGGCGGTGTGATCGACGGCGGTGTGATCGACGGCGGTGTGATCGACGGCGGTGTGATCGACGGTTTTTTGCAGCGCGCGTCAAGTCAACGCCTTTGGTTTACGCTCGCTTGCGAGCGTAAACCTTTACTCTTGCTACTTCAACTTATATCGACTTGATAAGCGTTTTCATTTTGAAAACTAACATGGACTTTTCAAAAAAGCGCGCGCGATGAAGCCAAAAAACGAAATTGGGCAATCGCACGCCGCGCCCGATTTTGACGGGCTATTGTTTTCTAAAGCGTCTAAGTCGGTTTCATTTCGGAGGTAAGATCTCGCGCCTTACTTTCAAAAAAGGGCAAATGGAGCCTAATTTTAAAAAATAACAAATATAACATTTTGCCAAAATAAGCATACGTATTGGCCTCTAGCCGCCCGCGCGGGAGAGAAATTTTCTCGCTAGGTTTTTGGGCCGGCTTAGGAGTAGATTTTTCAGAAGGCCTCTTTTAGAGATTTAAAGGCCCTCGCTAAAAACTTTTTTACGTGAGAGAACGCGGGTTATTTTAGAAATATATTTGTGTCATATTTTGTCCTGTGGTATATACCTATTTGCGTGAGTTATGGTTATCGGTTGCTGCGCTATCCGTGAGAGTTTTTGGCGGAATTCTCTACGGGAAATTTATAAGAGTTGACAAGTAGTTTAGCCCGATAATCTCCTAAAAGGTTCGGGGACTTTGGTGGAGGTTATCGGTTTTTTTGTGCGCGTGTTTAGGAATTTTAGTTTAGATCTTCCTGAAGCCTTCTTAAATAACTATCTAAAATATCGTAATTTTGAAAATCGATTTTGGAAAAACGCACTTAGCTAGAATTTTTTCTAGAAAGGGGGGGGTAGGGGTTTTTTCTGTTGCGCTTTTAAATCGGCTATGGGATAGTGCGTTCCGTTGAGGGCGGTTGGATCGAATAGCTTGGGAACCTATTTGAACAAACCTAGCCGCCCTCAACATAAACGGTCTTTGAAAACTTAGTGGAGGATGTAGTTGTGTCGTATGTAGAACCAACGTGCGAGGAGTGGATACACGCTATCGAGTTCGCGTGCAAGCATGCTGAGCGTACGGATATATACTACGCTTTCTATATTAACGAGCCTACGTGGTATTTGTTTAATGTGTACTTTGATCACGGTAGGAAGTTAGTAAGCTTAGCGTATGAGGTAGTGAAGGAATATGAAAGACTATCCGAGTCCTGAGTTATTCTATGCCGCAGTGAGGGAAGTTCTGTGGCATACTAATTTTATAGAGTACACACCCAAGCGCAGCTTGGAGATGCTAGAGTTAATTACTTACAATCAGAAACGTGAACAATTCACCATAACGTTTAGCGATGGCGATAGATGGTGGATTGATAAATGGAGGGCTGAACTTGCAGAGCGCAACATACCCAGAACCGCGAGTGTATTACTTAGCGGCAAGGGAAGCTGTTAAGCAATGTTGTAGAAAAGCTCGATGAGGTTAAACTAATCGAGTGGGATAACGACGACGGTAGATTCTGGATAACGTTTACGAACGGATTCACGATCTTCTGTACGTTAGATGAGGCGGAGAATGGATATAGTAGAGTTCACTAGGAGTGAGCTATTAGATAAGCGTGCTGAATTACAACGTCGGTTAGAGTCTGTGAGGATTAGGTCCAAGCGATTTGAGTACGAATTGCAATTAGCACGTAACGAGGAACAATTCTTAGTTGAGTCTTTAGATAACCTGGAAGTAATGTTGGGAGGGTTAGATCATATCAAATAGTAACAAATTAGAAGATACGAGTGCTACCTTTAAACGCCTAGAGCGTTACTGTCGGATTCATTGTCCTCTGTTCTATAAGGTGGTTCGCTACGAGTGTTATCTGGATTTAGGAATTGAATTCACTTGGCGAAACATTGCCCTGGTAGATAGAACAGAGTTCATCGCATACAAAGATTTACATGATGTGCTAAGAAGGTTTAGCAAGAAAAGGTGGTAATCATGGAGGTAGATGCGGAGGCAGTAGTTAAGCGTGCACTAAAGAATAAAGAAACGCGCCAATCACTGGCTAGAGAGTTGTGGAAACATACACCTTTTTGCGGTGAAGTTGAAAAGGTTGTTTTTTGGGATGCTAAAGGAACGCCCGTTGTACAGGATACTAATGACGGATGGGTTGATATTTATAGGCATGAGCCTGTATGTAATAGTGGGCATTATATAAGCCTAAAGCAGAAGTTCACTTACAACGATGTAGTGCGATATTGCCCTTTTATTTTAGATGATAAAGAAGCAGTATCGCATAGCTTAAAGCAGATTAGCTGTTACCTAGACAATCTTTTATATGTTCTCGACAAGGAGCAGATAAAGGCGCTTGCTAGGATGGCGCTAGAAGAGCTGAATGTTGTAAAGCGCTATTTAGAATCCAACCAGAAGGAGAATTGATCATGAATAAACGTGAAGAGAAGATTTACGAAGCGTTACAAAACAAGACTATCAGAGAGTTAGTTCTTGATAGGCTTTGGGCGCAAGCTTTTGTAATTGAGAAGTGTTTACCTAAAGATGCGTACTGGTTAAAGGGCGGCTCTAGGTATATTGAACCTCAGGCAGAATTAGGAACCATTGGGGATTTGAGGGTGGCTGTAGGTTTCAAAGGATATCATAATCAGGACTATGATATCCGTGCTACGTTTAGTAGTGATTCTGTTTGGAACTTCTGTAGCGATTTATTTAAGACGAAAGAACAAAGGTATAACGAGACTGTAGCTGAGTATGTGTGTGCTCTCAATTCAATCTATGCTATTGCTGCTGAGCCTAAATATGCTAACGAGAAGGCGGCTTTAGACAAGAGTAAGGCTACCGTTATCGAAGGATTGTACAAGTTGTCTAGAATCGTGAACAGGCATTTAGATGAATGGGAGGAGTAGTGATGCGTAACCTAGAAGAATACAGAAAAGCCTTAGATACTTACGATGAAGTATCTGGAGAGATTTATAGGATTTTATATGAGTACTGTCCTTCCCATATAGCGGATTATGATGGTCTGCTAAGTTGGGAATGGAATAAGGAAGAGCAATGTATCGAGATAGCGTTTCTCGACGGTAGGTACTATCACAAGGGTAGGACTATTCCATTAGAGAACGTGATTGAATGGGCAGGTGAACGTGGAATCGATTGATAGTTGTGTAACGTGGCTAGATCGTTTGGATAAGCTTGCGTGGGACTATCTTCAGACCCATGTAAACTATTTCGATTCGATTGTAGGTTGGACATGGGAGTCCTATTCTCAGAGTATAGAGATCCACTATATAGGTAATACCTGGGAAGGATGTTGTCTGAGTGTACCGCTAAAAGATTCACTAGAGTGGGGTGATAACCAATGCTAACTGAAGAAATGCGTAATTATGTACTGGATAAAGTACGTAGCAGTTCAGGAGTTAGAAAACATCTAAAGGCGATTCTGCTAAAAGACTTAGAATTTAGTAAGGCTGATGTTGTGGATGCAACCTTGTCTATCAAAAACGACCGACTAAAGCTAAGAGTCGTTTATGTAGATGATAATAGTAAATATCAAAGAAGCGTGTTTTATTATGAGCCAGATACTTTATACTATCAGGTTCAGCCTTTGTTAGCAGAGGAAGACACGGGATTAGTTCACAATGAACTCTGTAACGCCTATGAGGGAATCAGAAAAACCATAGACGATTATAGAACGTTGGGATATACAGATATTTGCGATCCTATTATAAACGATATGGAATGCGTTAGTAATGCTATTTGTAGGATTGGAGACTACCTGCATCTGAGACCGTGGCAAAGGCCTGAGAGGTGAAAGCAATGAAGCCAAATAGCTGCACGTTTATACCAAACAATATGGAGCTTAGAACACTACTTGAGGCCAAGGGCAGTGAGATCATAAAGGGGTTTTCGGAATTGGTCGGCTATGTTAGATTCCCGGGAAAGGGCCTTGTTAAAGTTTTTTATAAAGACAAATACGGATGTTCGGATACTGCTGTAGTTCCTTTTGGTGTTATATCCGAAAAAAAAAGGAGTAACTAATGTTTGTAACGATTGAAGGGATTGATGGTAGCGGTAAGACTTATCTTACTAAACTGATTACTGATTGGCTTAACTCAGAAGAACCTGGTTCTACGATTAGTACGAGTGAACCGTATGACCGTAGCATCCTAGATAGAGGAGATGCGTGGGAGACTAAGGAATGGGAATTCTATCGTGATAGAATTATCCATTGGGCTGAAGTTATTGCGCCAGCGTTGGCTGAAGAGAAGAACGTTATCTGCGATAGATTCCAGCTTTCGACTGTAGTCTATCAACATGAAGACGATCTTATGTTTACTAACACGTGGCAAAAGTACGCACGCTATGTTTTAGGGAGAGAGAAATGGAATGCCACCGAGGCACTAGAAGTTGGCGTGCTAGAACCTGACTGCGTGATTTTAATCAACGGCGATCTAAAGGCCTGTCTAGAGCGGCTACTGGAACGTGGCGAGTATTCAAATATAGACGCCAATAAAATCCTGGATCGGAAGACGAATTTCTACAGAGCTATCTTCGCATATGAGAATGCTACTCGATATTGTTTAACAGAAGCGTCAACGATTATCATAGCGCAAACAGCCGATGAGGCTTTTGAGAGGTTTAAAGCGTGGGTTAATGGAGACGGAAAACGAGACAATCCTGATGAAGGCGGGGTTCAATAAGGCGTATTGGTATAACGTAGTTGGTCGCTTATGGAGCAAATCGAAAGGCTTAGAACTGTTTTGCAATATTGTCCGGCTAGAGTGGATTTTTAGTAAACACGACGCCGACGAAGCGGTTAGAATTCTAAAAGAACGATTTGCTCCCTCGTTAGATTTAAAACGCCAGGACGTGTTCTTTGAGTATTATGTAATATCGCCACAACTATTGAATGAAGCCTTTTCTTTAGCGCTGAGAAAGCGGTTCATCTCGTCTTTAGATGATGTTCTTTTCGCACTAAGGACAATGGTGTGGTATAGTGCACAACGGCTTTTAGCCTTTTGGGGACCCAGATTTTACTGTGTGTTTAGGTTAGTAACCGGACATTGGGAGGTTGTAGACCTCCGAGATATTATTAGGAGAGACCCATATGGAGAGCCTGGAAGAAGTTGCTAAGCTTTTGAAAGAATCGCGTGATAACCTTGAGGAAACTATCGAGCAATCGAAGATTGCGGATAGTTACGCGGAGATGCTCCATAGCAAGATTGCTATGCTGGAGATGGAAGTGCACTACTTTGAATCGAAGGTAGATATCTTAGAAGCGAGGAAGGCACGTGCTGCTAAGTCCGAGAGTGCTAGTGAGGGAGAGCCCGATGATAGCACTGATAAGAGCGAATCTAGATAAGGCTGAGCACTGTATAAAAGCAGCCGCTAGTGATATCTACGACGCAATCGTTATGGTAGAGAACTTAGAAGAGTTCAATAGCGATAGTCAGAAGGATATTCTAGAGTCTCTTTATGGTGCGATTGAGACATTAAAGAAGCTAACGAAGGTAGATGAGGTTTTGTAATGCGCTACGGTAAGCTAACGCTATATGTGGGCCCGATGTTTGCGGGTAAGTCAACAAAGTTACTGCAAGAGTACAACAAAGTAAAGAGGGCTCAATATACGTCGAGCTTATTGGTTAAGCCCATTATTGATAACCGATATTCGGAGAATGAAGTTGTTACGCACAACGGCCTAGGTGAATCCTGCTATGTGGTGAAGACGTTATCGGAGATGTTTTCAGCCCCATGGTTTAGAACCAAAGCCGATAGATTTGAGCGGGAGAAAGCCTCTGATTTGTATGCTATGCAGGTCTTTATCGATGAATGCCATTTCTTTGAAGACTTAGTACCATCGCTTAAGGGGCTGTTAATGATGGGGATTGACGTGTTCTGCGCCGGATTAAACCTTACTAGTGAAGGGAAGGTCTTCGCTAATATGGAAGGCGCGTTTGGATTAGCGGATAAAGTTCAGGTGTTCTATGGATGCTGCTCTCGATGCTTAGGTAAATCTAAGTATACTATCCGGAAGTTCTCTGATGATAGGGAATGTTTAGTTGGAGGGAGCGATCTATATGAACCAGTGTGTGGAAGTTGCTTTGTTAATTGGCAGCGTGAGCGAGCTGAAAGAGCGGCTACTAAAACAGCTACAAGAGAGTCGGGATTTAGTAGCTAACTACCAACATTGTACAGAGCAGGCTCTTGCTAGACAGCGTTATCTAGAGAGCCTGCTAAAGGAATTAGAGGAGTGTACCAATGGAAGAGGAAATTGTTAGGCTTTATAAGCAGGGGATGTCGATTCGTGATATTGTTTCTCAACTTCATTGTTCTCACTATGACGTCTGGCAGTGTTTTGTTAAAAACGGACTAGACGGGAAAGCAGAGAATACTCAAGACATCTCATGCAGAGTATCGAGTCGAGCAAAGATTGTTAATGATTTAAGGGCGCAAGGGTATACCTTCAGGGAGATTGCTATAAAAACAGGGATTCCACTCGGAAGTCTTAGCGGCTACGTTCATCCGAAGAAGCGCTATGTAACATCAAAACGGATAGTAAGGATCGAAGAGCGCGCCCGCAATACAGAGGAAGTAACGCCAAAACCTGAGGAGGACAAAACTGCTAATATCCCAGAACTAGAAAGGCTCGGCCTTGATGATACTGACAGGATGGAGGGTCGGATTAATTATCTGCGTAAACAGTTAGAGATTGCAGAGAGGTATCTCGAACTCGGCAAGGCCTACAAACTTTATCAGGATGCACTTAGAGAGCTGCATAACCCAAATGAATAATGCGTGTTATTTCATCAATACTGGCATCGACTCTTCTAGAATAGAGCTCAGGACGTGGGATCCTTCTGTGGACGCCATCGCTAGGCTAGATTTTTACTGTGTTGTAGACAGAGAAGGGAACCTGATAGAAGCGAGCGAAAAAGATGAAGGGAAGTTAAAGGTTTGTAACGATATCCTATGGAGCCTTATTAAGGAGACGAATAGGGCTTGGCCTTTGGGTTATTGGGAAAGATACGGCAACAGACCTTGGTCTTATCACGGAACTAGACAAGATGAGCAAGCTTTGCTAGAACAACTTAACGATAGATATCATAGGATGGTTTCAAAGGTCCATGTTCGATCGAACCTATACAACAACCAAAACAACCAAGCGCACTAAGCCGATTGAATATATTGTTATTCATTCTACGGCTATGCCAACGACAGACGCTAGTGGAGTAGCCAAGGCGTTTGCTAACACGACGAAGGATAAGTCTACACACTATGTTGTCGATGAGCACAGTTGCTACCATCTCGTTAGTGATGACGCTAAGTACTACACTTGGCATTGTGGCAGCAAGTCCTATCGACCAGGATGCTCCGCTAGGAACGCGAATTCTATTGGGGTTGATTTATGCGATCGCGGTTTTGCTGGGGTCAATCTTAATAGCGTCACTGATCCTAAATGGTATTTTCCCTACTCAACCCTGCATAACGCCATCGCCGTACTAACCTATTTATGTAGCACATACCATCTAACTGCTGATAAAATTGTTAGACACTATGAGGTAACTGGTAAGCATTGCCCCATCTGCATGACGCAAGATAATAGACAATTCCTTTTTGATTGGTTAAAAGAGGAAGTTGGGAGAAACCTGGCTTCTCTTGCTAGATTAGACAATGCACTTGATCTTTGCTGTAAGCTATGATTACGTACGTTAGGATAAACAGTCCGACTAAATTAGCAAACTATCTCGACAGACATGCGGATTTTGCTGTAAGGTATTATGTTTCAGACTATCCAACGCCAGATGCGCTTATCCCGCTAGCTAAGCGAAGCTCTGCTAGAGGATGGTCTGTCTACATCATTGACGACCTAGAAACCCCCGTTAGAAACAGTTTTGACGGACATGTGAATGCTTGGCACTTAGATTTAGGAGACAATGATGCCGTTTAAACACGATCCACAATACTTTTCCACAGAGTCTGTTGCTAAATATCTCTGGAATGCTCACGACGCGCTTGATAAACAGATTAACTACTTCAAAACGTGCGTTAATAACACACGTCGAGAGTGGGAGACTGCGTTAGATATCAAGAAAGACGTGGAGTATCCCACTGAGGTTTTAAACAAAACGATCGACCTCTTACAGGATGAAGCCGATAGGCTAATTAGAATGCGTAATATCATTGAGGTTATGGACTTACAGTGACAGAAGAAATTGTAGAAAAGCTTACAGAGCAAGACTATTGTCAACTTGGTAAGCTAGAAGCGATTTACTTTACGTCGTTAGCGCCTGAAAACCAATATTGTGACGACTTTAGCGCGGTAATTGTTAGATCAATTCCGCGTTATGAGCCGCCCATTGATGGGGTCCTAGGGAGAACCCTAGAAGATAGGTTCTATTGGAAAGTCTCTGGACGTTTCGAGAATCTAATTTCTGGTGGTGATGTTACAATAACCCATGGTTTTAAACGCCAGGCCAGCGCCTATAGCCAGCAATGCTGTCTAGAGGACACCGTCGGAATTAGTGGGCGTAAGTTTGTAACTAAATGCGATATAGAATGGGATTTTGTGAATGCGATAATTTGCATTAGTCCAAAGACCGGTTACAACTATCGCTATATTAATGAGCACTGGGAAGTTTTTCAGAAAAGCGCTGCAGCCACACAACGTAATGGTGACTTCTGGAGCGTGCCGAAAGGGGAAGATTTTACAGAAGTAACAACAAGGATAGGACATTGGGAAGATGTCTTTAGAGTATAACAGCAACCATTATAGTTATAATCCGAAGAACAATATCTTTTCTATGAAAAGCGGAGCCGACACATGTTGGCAGTTATATTGTCTCTATCAAAACGTAGAGGATCTATTCTACGACCATACAGAACTAGAAGAGGAGGTCCACGATGTTTGGGAAGAGTTTAAAGAACACTTACAGAAAGTCGTGGACTATGCAGATGAACTGTATGTTGAAGGGGAACGATCCTGCTCCTAAACGTATACCGTTGGGAGGTCCTCCATATTGTTTAGAATATCTTCTCCGGTTGTACACAAAATGGCACACGGACTTTTTAATCGACGATATGGAAGATGCTAAGGAATGGTTTGAGGATTTAACGGGAGAAGAACCGGAGTACGAGGAGTTTAAAGAAGCACTAACGCACTATAAGCGTGCATTTAAACGGTTATCTGACTTATCCCTCTAGCCGTTTAACAATAGCCTCCATTGAAGTCACTGCCTTAGTAACCTCCTGCAAAGCCTCATTGTTTTTCTGCAAAGCCTCAACCATAGTTGCATTACTACTAGCTTGCTGAACAGCGAGCTCTTTAATAGAGTTATGGAATTCTTCTGTTAGGCTAGTTTGTCTCCGATAGAGGAGAATAATAGCCGTGACTAAAAGTCCAAAGACTCCAAAAATTCCACCGTCGGAAAGTAGCGAAGTTAATTGCGTAGCGTTATCCATTAGAGTCCAACCTCCGTGTTATCAAAGGCTCAACGTATCCAAACCTGTTCTAAAATGGTCCTCGTCGCAAGGAATATACCAGAACACACGAATTGTAACATCTCTATTCTCTGTGTTAGTAGGGAGAGTGCTTGCGTTTCCTAACAAGGTTATACCTGTTATAGTCATTGTAAACAGAGGATCTGACGGATCGATTGTGTATGGATACACAGGCGCGTGATATTTTCCCAAGCCTCTAAACTTAATGGGATAGCCATCTATTGTGATAATAAAGAAACCATCTCCGTTATCTCCTATATTAGTTCCCATGAGCGCGTTATAATTCATCGCAGTATTATACGCTTTATACTCATTGGTCCCAAGAAACGTTGCATTTATAGAAGTCAAACCCAGGATGAGTGTGGCCAAATCGCTTATAGAGCTGGAGTATCCGAACTGGGCGGTTATCCAGTTTAACGGCAACCTAAAAACAAAAGAGCTATTCCACCCAAGAAAAGATTGAACAGAACGCTGTATAGTTACATTAGTAACCCCAGTCGTGACCGAATGAGATAGTGCTGTTATAATTCCGTTTACAGTCGCAGTTCCAGTCAGATTGTCCAAATACTTAGATGTTACAGTAACGCCATCTCCAAGATTCCATAGCGCGGCTTTGTCTAAAGGAACTGGGAACGATATTTCCTGCCGTGGATAACCTAATTCTAGATGCAACTGGGCGAAGATTTGCGAGAAGATGCTAGTATATCGGGCTATTTCGTTATCCGTCATGTCTGTTAGAGAAGTTCCTTCCTCTAAGCTAGACATGTCTAATTCCAGTTCGGAGCCGGAACCGAACGAGGACATTGCATTCCGATCATAACCGGTAAACGTAGCACCGCTGTATTTTGCCACGTATTGGGTGTAAACCTCATTATTGGTTATGATAGAAGGCAGCGCGAGGATATCGTCATCATTGACGGTATAGGTAGTATGTCTGGGCGTTAGTAATGAGAATGCTTTGATTCCATACTCCGCATCCGAGGTGATATCGTGATATCCAGAAACAGCCGTCATTGTTGCTAAGAGGCAGCTTTGAAGCATATCACTTAGGACTAGATCACTACTATACGCCAGACTAAATCCTGACAACGGTAAATCTATTACACCGAAACTCCCTGGATTAACCCATTCTCCCAGATTATAACCCGCTGGAATTTTATCCCAATAGCTAGACCGTCCCCCTTCGCAAGAGGCAATGATGCAGAGAACTAAGTCGGATAGTTTATCAAAGGCCTGTTGTGGAGATGCTGTGAGTTTAGCGTTAGATCTATTCGGCCAATTTCCAAACCCACAAAGCTTCCTAGTTATCCTTGCACCATTCTTTCTTGTAGCGTTCTGATAATAGAACAGACCGTTTCCTGCATTAACAGTCTCCAGTGTTTGATATGCGTTCTTTACCAGATAAGCATAGTGCGTTACACCTCCAACTGTAATGTCGTTATTAGGACTACGGCACAAGTCGATAAGGCCGTTAAGTTTATCTCCGTTGGGTTCCTCCCACTCCAGATCAAACGTTTGATAGCCATAGCCGACCGTCGGTTCATTAGGGTCATAGGTTGCGATATCGTCAGTTAAGAACAGCATCGACATCCCGTTTTCCCAGAAGGTCTTTGCTATATTTACTTCAATCAACCTGCTCTGAACGGTTTTATCACCGCTAGTTATTGGGACTCGAAGGCCATAGAACCTAACGCTCTCAACCCCATAAGAAAACTCTTCGTCCTCAAAGTCATAGCCCATGCCGCCAGCTAACTCTGTAGTAGGTCGTATCGGATACCCTAAAACCTTTCCACCGCCCCAACCGTCAGCGAATAACGAGCTAAATGAGTTCGTTGTGTTAAACAGAGCGCCATAGGAGAATGCGGAGAAGTTCTTTCCATCTCCATAGTTTAGAATATGCTGACGAATATCCTTCCTGCGCTTAAATTCTTTTTCGCTCTCATCAGCACCTCTAATCTCGTCTTCATAGCTCTTGCGGTTGTAGCAACTATAGAAGCCCACGAACTTGTCTAACCATCGAGTGTAGGGCGTGCAAGCCTGATAAAGCCATGGTGCTGTGGTCAGTTTCCCAAGTTTAGCGAGATGCGCTACTGGGGTTGTAGCCCCGGAGATTTGTTTTTGGGAATTGATACCGCTGGAACCTGAACTATACAGATACGTTAAATCTGTTAGTCGGTCGTATAAAATCTCAGCCGGTGTGTCGGATGTTATTTTCCCCAAGGATGAACAGAATCCAACTATCGGAGGGAGTGTTATCACGAACTGGCCTGTCGTTGGCGAGTCCGTAGATATAGTATCGGTTATGACCTTCACATAAAAACACTTATCACTAGCATTCCAAGTAGCGTCCGAAACTGTACAATCCTGGATTGAACTAAAAGACTCACCGGACAAAACGCTATACTCAGGGATACTAATAGAGCCCGCACGCAAACCAGTTGTAGTTCCATGGTCTGGTGCTACGTCCGTAATGTTTCTAGTATAATCTCGTTCTGAGCGCGTAGACTCTATAGGAATTGTTGCAGATACTCTATTCCCGTAAGTCCCAGTAAACCCATTGGATGGATAGTATGAAGACTTTAGTTCTATGGTGTTTGATAGGGCGCTAAAGTATCCAACAAGGCGGTCGTCTCCAACGTAGACAAAAGGCGCCAGTGTTGTTGTTTGTAACTCGTTTCCTTTTCCATAGTCGCCGGATAAACAGTTATCTATAAGCACTGCGGTTAGGACTACCGTTTTACCGCTTAATTCTGGGGCCCTTGTTAAGACAGCCCTATACCAAATATACCCCTCTCTGCGAATTTCAATATCGCGTCCTTTCCAATAGGTCGGATATTCAGTAACAGCAGCCGTCATTAGGGAGTTGTCCGAAACATAATGCGGTTGAGACCTAGTACTACGGTATCCCCTTTGCGAAATGGTATAGGTCGTACCTGCTGTAAGTTGGCTATATGAACTAGCGAGCTTTATACACTCAGTCCCACAATGCACGATATTGGTCGATTTCTCAAATGTTAGAGTGTTATTTAGCACAAGAGACATCGTGTCTTTGTGGAGCGTTTTGTTCAAATAACCGTAACTAGGTGCAGCCCTCTCTGTTACCTTTTTAAAATACTTGTCCCAATAGTCCTCGGTACCTATATACCTTCGGATTGATATATTTATTTCGCTCGACGTTGCAACAGGAGACGTTATGCTAACAGATGAAGATATCGAGCCAATATCGAACATATCGTCAAACGTAAAGGTATGATCGATCCCGCCGATATAGATAGAAACTGGATACATTAGTCTTCTCCAAATTCGACAGTAATGTTAAGTATATACGAAGGTGCATAGTACCACATAATTGTTTCTGGTTGTAGCTTTGCAGTATCGTCGTAGATGCGTTCATTTGCAGGAGGTCTAACGTACGCAAAATGTAAGAATAGGTTATACGCTCTAACATTTGTCCCGGTTGGTGTTTCGGAAAATAAATTGGGGTTCATAACCCCCCTATAATCTTCCGTTATGGATGCACCAACCTCTATCGGCATGCTTCGATTTAGATCATACGAGCAGAACTTGGTTGCCGTATTCGTATTTGCTATCGATGTTCCGCCGCCAGTAGACTTTGTAATTAGCATGCTAGGTGAAAGTCTAAACATCCCACAAACCCTGGGCTGATTTGCGATAGTAGTTCCGTTTTCTACACCAGTGCACCCTAACGTTTCTGTCCCTGCATCAATAGCCCGTCGTCCTACTGCTGCTATCTCATACGTTACAATGGGCGGTTTTAGGATAGGAAGCGGGACTGTAAATAAACCCTCGCCTGTATAGTCAGTATTATAAACGGGTGAGTATCCGGTACAAAACATTGTATATAGGCAGGGCCTACGAACCTGGGCGTTTAGTTCTCCAATTAGGTCATTAACCTCATAGGTTTTGACCGGAGATCCGACCATATTATTTCTATATTCCATAGCAAAGAACCTCCGAATAACCAGCAACCCAACCCAGTACCATCATTTTTTTAGATCCACTGCTTTGAGTTTCATTACTAGACCAGTTTTCATGGTTTGTTTGAGAGTATAATTGACATCCCAACGATAGCCTTAGTTTAGTATACTTATGGTTCCCCGCGTTAGTGGGGGGAATTCTACCGACGTAAAGATGACCGTAGATCCCAATATTCTTTCTTGTTAAAGGAACAGTATAATTACCGACTGATAACGTTACTGAATCTGGTTCGTGCATGTTAGCAGTTCCACCGCCTGGGCCTGATGCGCTTGTATATAGATATACATAGTATCCACCTTCAGCTAACGTTTGCGTCTCGAATGGAACTAGCGAGCTGAAGTTATTAATCATAGTCGTTCTATTAAACAAAGGATCAACGTACCAGAAAACGCTCTCGTCCCAATATGGAATTTGGATGAAAATTTGCGGAGTGATAGCGGCACGTCTAATATTCTGGTAAATCATACTGAATAGAGCTGGGCAAATATATCCAGCCCCATCGGATACGAACGAGCTAATATCAACTAAATTTAAACCCTTTACGTTCCCAACACTAAGCTCTGTCCCGGCTTGATAATGCGTTTGATCAAAAGTATCCTGGGCCGGCGCGTTAAATCCACCTATAACCTCGTAAACAAGATTGCTAGAACTATTATTAGAGTAGCGTATCCATTGAATCAGACCATTATAAACGGTTGTGCGACGAGAAGTGTTATGTCCTGTAACGTAAGGGGCCATAGTCCCATACATCGTGGAGTTATATGAATCACTGCTTAGGATAAAACTTCCGTCGCTAGTGACAACCGCCCCAAATTGCCCTCCTAAGGTAGCCCGGGGAGACCAGGGCTCAAACACAGATGCGGGGACGGCCGGTTGATAATAATTAGATTGAGATTGGAAACCTCCACGTCGCCATAACAAAACCCCCGTCATTATCTCACTAATAGCGATCGAATAAGTCAGAAGGTTAGACAAATCGATAGCGCGGATAGTATCCCCTACCTGATACAAAGGAAGATAGTCCCGCATTTGAGGACCAAAGAAATTGTTGCTAAATAAGTTGGCCATAGTACCCCTTATTACACATAATACGTTGTAGTTTGATCTTGGTCGATATCCAGATCGAGCTTATATCGCATAGCTTTATCATCTTGACCGGATAACGTCCAGGACGCTCCAGTCAACTGTCCGCTAATGCTGTGCGGGCATCCTATATAAGGCGCGTCTAATTTTATAGTATAGGATATGGATAATTGCGGATTCCTGCCTTGAAGATGAACAGTAACGCCATTTTCAGCCTTCTTTAGGAAGTTCTGTAGCGCAGCTGGTCTAGCATCTTGGAAAAAGGTAGGCCTGTTTACATCAATAGGGCCATCCAGTAATAGGGAAATCTTCCATGTTCTTCTGTGGGCGTATGACGTACGATAGCTAATCCCAGACAAGGATGTACTAACAGTAGCATTGCACTGCTCCGTTGAGATAGGATCTTTTTCTAGAGGCCTACTGGGAAGCAACACGCATACTTTTGAGTCATAGCCTGTAGAGGCGTGAGTCCTAACCCATGTTCTAGTATATGAAAACGCCGTTGTAGAGGTAAACGCAAAACCGTGCTCAGTAAGGAAGTTGCTTCCAACTGTAGTAGCCGATAGAGATGATGTCGCCCCACCTATATAAAAATATTTATTCGTTCCACTCGCAGTGGTAGGTTCGGTTACGCCAGCTGGCATATTGTAATAACACATATTAGTTGTCGCGGAATTTGAATACCAAACGGCTGAAATTCCAAACCATCTCCAGGATTTTATAAAGCTCACCGCTGATTTTATATAACTATTAGAATATCCACTAATTAATGGGGTACCCCTAATTCCTCTAACATCTATCCATGGCGAAACAAACGGGGAAAAAACCTGCCAAGCCATGCTATTACCTCCGAATTAAGTTAGAGTTTAACCGAACTCCGCCTGGAACGCTAGCTTGCTGATTAAAGGCGTCGGCTAATGGTCCTATGATAGCGCCAGCAGTGCCCTCGAACGCCATGTTGATCGTGATATTGCGCTCTTTGTTATCACTCCCAACGACCTGACTAGTTCCAACACTAGGAGCAGTTCCACCTTTGCCGCCCATTTCAGTAGAATTTTTAAAATATGCGACGGCGGCTACGCCCTTAGCAATAGCAGCAGCCTGGAGTGCTAACCCGCCTTTTACATCGCCCAAACCAAACTGTATCAGAGCATCAGCTTGACAGTTGATAGCATCGACTGATGCCTCAATACCTTTGGCGTAGTTCTGCATCGCGAAGACCTTTTTACCTGAAATTCCTAACATGTCGAGGGCGCTAATCATTGTATTCATAGCATCATCGGACTGCTTCCAGGCTAGGGAATTCTTATCAATAAGCCTAAAGATGTTCCCAAAAGCAGTCACCTCAGCCTCGCGCCGTTTCTTATCGCGCTCGGCATACTCTTCCTTTACTCGTTCTTCTTCGTTTAGAGCATCTAATTTTATTTGAAGCTCCTCATCTTGGAACTGCTTTAACTGCGCTAATCGTTCTTCCGGGCTGATACCTAATCCAGCTATGTCAAACGCCTCAAACTCTTTTCTTCTATTAGCGAGCGTCTCAAGCTTCTTAGCACGCTCTTGAGAGATTGTGGCCATTCTATCTTGATACCAATCGACGTTTTCCTGAATTTGTTTCTCGATTTTAGCCTTATCTTCATCACTAATATGGGCCAAAGGCATCAAGTTGTACCCCATCTCGCGATTGGTCTTATCCCGAATATACTCCAGCGGTTTCTCTAGAGCTTTGGTCCTTTCTTTTAGATAAGTATCCTCTTTTGGGAACACCTTCTCTAGAAGTTTATCGTATTCTTCCCTTCGGACCTTTAGGGCCTTATTCAGAGCGTTCTCTGTTCCGGCAGCTATCATATCCATCGCATACGCTCTACCGATGTCTGTATGGATATACTTGCCAATTTGGCGTTTCATATCCTCACCGGCCTGAAGAATCTTCTCATACCATGCCTGCGTTTCCGGGATTAGCGACTTTTGATAGTACTCTAGAAAGACCTTTAGATCGTCTATCTGGTCCTTAATAAACTCTTCTGCCGTTTTCTTAGCCGGATCTTTTTTATCTTTCCCTTTTTTCCCGCTTCCCGTGATTGCCTCAAGATTTTTTTTGTAATACTGTAGTTCTAACAGAAGTTCCTTCCCTTTGGGGCCTAAGAGATCAACCATTTGCTGATATTCAAGCCCGACTGTTACTAGCTCTCTCTCTGCCGGAAGAAGCTCTTCTTTTATCAGAGAGACTCGGCCCTCCGTTTCCTCTTTGATAAGCTGCTGCATGTGTATATTCCCTTCGAATATTTTTAGCAGCTCAGACTCACGAAGTTTTTCCTCATCCACTTGCTGGTTAAGGATCGTGACCTTTTTATTTAGATCATCATATTTTGTGCCGATTTGAGCAACATTGTGATACGCCTCTGCATATCTTTCGTTAAACTGTTTCAGCTGATCGTCGTATACCTTCAACTCATTTTCGGGAAGGATTTTGACAATGTCCTCAGTCTGGTAGAACGATCCGAACTCTTTAACTATCTGTTTCAAGTCGGACAGCGGCTGTGCTACCCCCGCAGGGAATAACATCTTATTGAAATCGGGAATTTTTATATCACTAATGTCTTTCAGCGTCTCATTTAGTTCCTCAACCTCAGGATTTATCCACCCTAAATACGTTCCAAAGTCTTTAATTGCATTGTAGACCATCATTATCATATTATACCAAGGCACCAAGACCGTTAGCGTCTTAGTAATCATGGCACCAAGGTTTCTGATAACACCAACTTGGTTGTAGAGGGTACTACGTAGTTTGTATGAGGCCGCGGCAAGCAGGTTCATCTGCTTAGTGTTGTCTCTAGTCCTAACCGTCTCCTCTTTTTGGACTACAATATCCTGTTTTCTAGCACTTGTTACCTCTTTCAACACCTGCGCAATGAGCTTATTTTGCTGGATCTGAGCGTCGCTTTGCTGTTTTATAAGAGCACCTAGATCCGAAACAGCCGACTGCGCCTCGCTGGAGACCGCAATATTTAAAGCCGCGTCAATCTGATATTTACCCATTAAGACTCCCCTTTAATTTAGCCAATTCCTGTTTCTGCTCATACATGGAGCGTTTCCACGTCCTCACGATGGGAAGTTGAAGCTCACTATCTGAATATTTTTTGCCCCTAGGCGTCACCCCTAGATAGCAATTACCACCCCTAATCTCTAACGCCTGTAGGAATTTCTCCCAAGCATAGTCGCTTTCTTTTAAGTACATCCCAATGCGTTGCTCCACCAGTTTTAGATTGCCTTCTGCGAGTTGTAGTGTCGAATCCTTAAAGGTGGGTCTACCGTTAGCGTCGTATATAAGTAGCTTTCCTACATTAGCCCTATTGTTCGCCTCGGCCTTCTTAAACACCCACTCTTCATAGCTATTCCATGTTCCTTTAAAGAATGATTCGACAATATTCTGTATTAACTGAGCATCCGAGTCTGTGTATCCGAACCAGCGTCTATCAGGGACCTTTAGCGGCGTGGCTTCGATAGACTGTTTCCGCATTTCCAAAGACTCGATAAGTTCCTCTTTCTTTTGTATCGAACTATAGATTTCCGCTGCGTTTTTCTTAGCTCGCTCGATAGCCCCAGCCAGCGAATTTGCCTGTGTCTTTGTTAAAACAACCTCACTATTTTTAGATGTTTGTGCTTTATACCGAGCCTCCGCATCCTCTAGATACTCTTTTTTGTCGTTTCCAAATATCTTTCCAATCCATGGGCGCTCCATATACTCGTATAAGATCCCTAGTTTAGCCTTCTCCGCTTTAATTCTTAGCCCCAATCTCCACGCCTGCGATTCAGTTCCTCTACCAAAATGGAGAACCCATAACGGATGATTTCTGGTCGGATCATTACCCTTACGCTTATATTTCCCAGGGTTATCGGTGTCATCCACAAGCGCAATTCTCGTTGCTTTTAGCGCTTCCGGTGTTTTTTGAGAATACTTCCTATGCCTCCGCTTCTTAACCCTCTCCGCCCTGCGGAAAATATAGGGATAAAAAGCAAAATATCCGTCCCATTCTCCGACATGTTGGCTAGCACGCCATTGCCCATCTGTCCTAGTTATATCATAATCCCACTTCCAGGCACCCTCATTGGGCTTATTTTTGCCATGTAGAGTGACCTGATCACCGGGCTTCTTGTATTTAAAACCCCACTTAGTCCCGACCGTGGTATCTTTCCTAGCACTCATTCTTGGTGCGTATAATCTCGATCTTTTATAAACTTTCCCTCTCTTCATCCCCTGCGAACGGTTTCGATAAGTGTAACTTTCTGCGTCAAAACGAACCTTATGTTCCGCATACTTGGCGAACGGCTTCCCGTTATAGTCAACGCCAGATAGCGCCCTAGCCTCAATAAGGCTCTTTAAGCACTCTATAATGTGTGGAGCATATTCTTTAGCGACATTCCAGCGATAATCGATCTGCAAATTCCACGGCTGCGGATCCCATGTCATCACGATCCCGCTATGGAGAAGCCTCTGTTTTTCGCTATCTGGAATTACGTTGTGGGCTTTTGTTGCCATCTTCTAACTCCAAAGAATGGATCTTGCTAACCTCTTCATCGATTGCTAACAAAACGGTTGGAGTTACGGTGGGGTCTGAACGAATATTTAGGCGCTTTATTAGGCTATACTCTTTGATAGCAGCGTCTAGCGTTGATTTATGTTGCAATATTAACGCAATCGGACATGTTTTAAAAGTCCCTAAATGGGAGCATCCGGCGCCAACGGCTATAGAAGCCTCTATCTCGCCGTGATCTGCCCCAACACTACGCTTTAATCCTTCTTGAAAACAAAATCCCCGCGCAGCTAAGCACTCGGGGTCTTGTTGACAATCTTCACAGCGCCAACGACAGGGGGCAGGCCTAAGTAACAGCCAAACCCCCAGCTTTAGCGCAACTAAGCTTTTGGGTCTTCATTAGAGAATTTCCAGATATTATCAGACAGCTCTCTAACGATTTTATCGACATCTGATGCAGGCTTAATAGTATTAAGCCACTTAACCACTAAATCAGGATTGACCTGATTCCCGTCGATAGAGACGAGACCTGATTTTACAATTGCAAGGTCTCTCCGTGCGCTAAAGCTCACAATCTCAAAGAAATCATTATCACTGGATTGGGCAAAGTCGTAAACGCTAACATCCTCTCCGTCTTTATTCTTAACATTTTTTGTTGGGGTTAGCGCGAAGGCTTTGTTAGGAGGAGCCCCCGTCTCTTTCTCAACGTTATTCAGATCTGCAAAATTCAACTGTCTAATGACGAAGACCGATTTAGGGTCTTCGTCAAAAGACAGAGTTACTTCCTTCGTTAAACTGTCACCTGTTTTAATCATGCTAATCCGATAATGATCGCGGGTCCACCGCTAACAATCTGGTTAAAGCCTAAGTCGAACGTCACGTTCGTTTTTAGATAGCTACTGCCAGCATCTACGTTCCAAACTCCGGGGTCTTTCACGAATGCTGCTGGGATAATAATAGCCCCACCCTCGTTTTCGGTAATATCTCCACCAAAACCGATAGCGAGATAACAGTAATTATCAGCCCGATCTTTCCAATTTGCAAGGAATTGTTGTTGGGCATCAATACCGCCGATGCTTAACTGGAGGCTAGTATCCAAACTAACCGCCTCAAGCGGGGAGTGCTTAAGGTAGTAAGAACCGCAAGCATAACCCTCAGCCGTCCATGTGAGTGATAACGTCATGCTGTCGATGCAATACGCATTGGCAATAGTTGGATCAGGGGCTCCAGACCCGTCGCTAGGAACGGCAGAGGAGTAGGATTTACCTACAATTAATGGAGCTCCCAGCTGATGGAGGATAGCACCATCTTGGACAATCGCGCGTGCCACGGTAGGAACCGGAGTTACCTCAAAAACAGCGGTCATATCAACCGTTAAGGACATTTTAATAGCGCGGTTATCGCCATCCATTGTAAGCGTAAGTGCTGTTAAAGAACAACCAAACGCAATCTTACACCAACCATCGCCCGTTATTCTAAGTGCGACCGTAGGATGAGTAGGTAACGGATCTCCTCCTCCACTAGGTAAATAGTAGTAAGTAAGAGGAAGAACCTTATCACTGCCCGCGCTAGCGAATGTTGTATCCCAAACATACGGTTCCGTATTAGTATTATCAGAGCTAGTAATATAAAGGGGCAGAGATTGTTCGTTGTCGTTTTTAACAATTGCAACCGGATCGCTAGCAAACTCTGCGTGATCCGATGTTACAAATCCGGAAGAACTAACACTGGAGATATCAGACGGCGCGTCAACATTTAACTGTGTGTGCCTATCGTAGGAAAGCAGCCTCGTTTGAAGAAGCTTTTTTACCCCATAGTCTGCGCCCGTAGCCGCTCCGCCAGTAGATCGAAGGTAAACGTCAAAGCTAAGACTACCACCGACCATTGGATCGCCATGCCCGTCTAAATCAGCTTCCGGAGCTAATTTCCCCCAGCTCGCGTTGGTGTCATTTACCTCTGTTTGGGTAGCTTCGCCGATAGAAACTAACTGGCTGGCATCTGTAAACTCAATGGACTGAAAAGCGTAAACGCCAGTCAAAAGCGAGGCGTCCGGATAGCCATTGTTGAGACAGCAAAAACTGGGCTCTTGTGCAATCTCTAGAAATCTGATCGAGCTAGAAGGCATTGTATCCTCTCTAATGAATGATAAATTCGATAGGAAATCTTAGGACTTGACCACAAAACCCCCCATCGTCGTCAAAAACATTTCTAACGGTAACTCCGCCGTTAGGCCAAATGGAGTCTGCACCTCCCCATTTGTGAGGATTATCTGTAAGAGCTCTGCTAAAGTCGATACAGTCTTGGAAAATGATTTCAGCTCTAAGGTCTTCAGGGATATCGGCAGAATAATAAACCTGTAGGTTAATCAGGCCCCTGAAATAACACGGGCTGCTCTCCATGGACGGCAATGAGGAAGAAATCAGAATAGCCTCGCGAGTATTCCTAACAGCATCGTCTATCCATTCTTCTTCATCCTCACCTAGAGCTCCCAATGGAAAAGTCACGCTCTGTTCAGGCCAAATAGAAAGAGTGGTCTCCTGAAAGATCTTCTTTAGAGCCTGAATTACGTTTAAAAAAACGCTCAATATCTAGTCCTCCAAGGAAGTCTTCGCCTAGCTTTAGTAAAAGAGAAATCCTTAGATCTGTTTCCACCAACCTGACCGACCTCATCCTCTTTTAGTACGCCATCCTGTTTTTCATTGATCCACGCACGCCGTAGTGCTGCTTTAGCAGACTGCTTTGCTTGGTTTGTTAAGCTCAAAAACAGCTGCTCATTTGTCAGCATGAACACATGCGCTGCCGCAAATAACCTATGCGCTTGTCTAAGAGACGTAGTCGCTGGGATATCATCTTCAGTTAGGCCTTGTTCTGCCAACTGTTCTCTTAGGAAGTCTATTAACGCATCCTCGCCTGCTATAATTGCAGGTTCAAAACCTGCGTCTTGGTTTGGTTGCGCGCCAAGCCCTTGAAAATAACTCCTAACATCATCAATAGTCAAACCTGTCGTAAAAACTTGATAAACATACGAGACTAAATACGTCAACGTTTGAACGAGTGCACCTATTTTAGCAAACGGTTCGTACTCTACTCTAAGTAAACAGTTTCTAGTTGGCTCGGACACTTTTGGCATATCCGCTGCGTAATAGGAAAGAAATAAATAAACATCTTCCCCTCGCGGAAGGGATAATGGGAGCGCCTCCGATAATATTGCATAGTATACTGGGTCATTATCCGTGCCTTCTGTTGAGTAGCTAATGACCCGAGTAGACCATGTAATAGAATCGGAAACCACAAAAGCCGAGCCATGCTTTCCCGCTAATCGGGGCGAAGGAAGCGAATCTAGAATCAACTTCCTCCGCCCATCGATAAGCCCAGTAACCTTAACTGGCAAAGCTCCGCTAAATTTTAACTCATGGTCCGTCTCACCAATGGTTAGAACCCCCGTCGGAGGGTTCTCTACCGGTTCTGGTAAAGTTAGCTCAAAGATGTTGTCTTTATCATCTCCGGCAATTGCTTTAACCTGACCCGCAGATAAAACGCAGCTAATGCCAGCCATAGATCACCTATTACGCACAGCAGTTAGAAATAACAGCACCAAGCTCGCTATGAATAGCGACAACGTCCTCTTGGAGCCAGCAACGACTGATAAAGCTTTGAGTACGCTTATCAACGTCACCTTCAAGAGTAATGGGCTCTGCGATAACGCTGATTCCGGCCACAGAACCTGCCGAAATGGTGGAGTCGCTAGAGAAGCTAGGATCACCAGTGAAGCCAATCCAGACGTTATCGCCCCAAATATTAGTGATATTCGGGGTCTTATTCTTACTGGTATTGGCGTTAGCCTCTGCGATAAGGATTTTCTTAAAACCAAAACGGTTTTGGAGAAGCTTAATCATTTCGTCGCGAGTGGCGAGGCCTTGACGATCCTTAAGTTCGGTCAAGCTAAGGAAATTAGTGTTGGCCATCAGCGCGAATGCCGCGTCGATACCAAGCACCATAGTATCCGGCTTGCGGAACTTAGAAAGCGCTTTAACAACGCCAAAAATATCAGCGATAGGGTTGCCCGGAGTAGAGCTATCCCACTCAGAACCGGCAGTAATAGCAAGGTTAGCGCTAGTGTTCCAGTTCGCCGCAGTTGTGCAGAAGTTGGCATAACGACGCTCACGCGCAAGACGAAGCTGCTCGAAAGCGGGCCGCATAGCACGAGCCATGCCCTTAACGCCCTGTGCCTCTTGAACTGCTACAACCTCGCGAGGTGTGGAACATTCAAAGTAGCTCTTAGAAGTTTTATAAGTAAGCGGATCAAGTTGGGCCCCTTCAACCGCTACCGGCTCACTACCCCAGTTTACATAGCCATCGCGTGCTGGGTTGCCATACCACGCATCAAGCTTGCCTCGAAGGATAGTGCCCGCAAAATTAGCTGGCGTCACGCCCTGTTTTTTAGGACCACCAACGCCAACTTCTTCAAAGATTTTATCAGCGACAAAACCCTCGTCAGCATTAACAAGATCAAAAACGATACCCTGAAGTACGTTTTTATCAAGCGCTAACTGGGAGAAGACCGGAAAAATACTAGGAGAATAAGACATTTAGAACCTCCCTATTAAGCAACAGCGTGAGGCAGGACGAAGATTTCAACTAATTCCTCGTCTTGATACCCAGCCGCCGGAATATGGCGCGGACTAAGATAGCCGACAGCAACATCACCACTAGTAGCACCAACGATGCCCGAGTTAGTACTAGCAGCAACATCCATTCCAGTAGTACCAGGGGCGATGGTTGCGCTAGCCTCAACCCTAGCGAAACAAAATTCGCCACTAGTAGCGATGCCATACTGATCTCCGTCAATAGTAACAACGATACCAAGAGGGAGATCGCTAGCCGACGTAGCAAGCTCGCATTCATCGCCAGCGCTTGTTAATTTAACAACGCGACCAACGTGATCTTCATCGGGAGTTCCGTCAAAAGTCATAGTAAGGCGAGGCATTAGTTGTGCTCCTTATTCATAGCGGAATAGATTTCAACAAACGACTTTCCAGAGGTTTTAGCCTGTTCAAGAGCCTTTGCAGCAAGGTCCTCATTCTCTTGAGTGCTAACAGATCCTTCGAAAGATTTTCTACCGAAGATAGAGGCTCGGGTAGAATAAGTTTTATCGAAGAGCGCTCTATCGTGACGGAGGAGGCTTGCAGCAACTTCACGCTCGCTAGGCGAAATCTTTCCCTCAGCAATATAGCCAGCCAACAGAGCTTCCCGATCAGCCCTAATCTTTTCTTCTTGTGCTTTAGTAACAGCAGCTTCAAGCGCCAGGACCTTATTACTAAGCGCCTGGATGACCCCGGACATGTTAGCAGCTGTAGAAGACGGGGCTTCAAGTTGTTTGATTCTATCTTCAAGCTCTGCGAGCTTGTTGGCAAGCTCGTCCCTTTGCTTCTTCAAGTCGTCTAAGCTATCCTCTTTTTCGATATCTTCAGAAGAAAGATTTTCCTCTTTCTTCTCCATATCCTCTTCTTTCTTATCACTAACGTCTGCAGAGCACGGCGCCTCGCCGTCTTTCTTTTCTTCGTCCTTATCGGCCATATTGTCCTCTTTCTTAGCGGGGATAGCCGCTAAAATTTGATCGATCAAACCTCTTTCGAGGGCTTCAGAAGCTGTCATCATCTTTCCTTCTCCTACTCTTTGCGCTATAGCCATCGGGTCTTCTTCAATAAAACCCCTATTGGCCGCTACGGTTTTAAGAAATCTAATGCACGCCGCGTCCACGATCTCATCAACCGCTTCATCTTGCGCATTTTTTCTAGGAGAATATTGGCTAACTCTCATTGGTGGCATCTCTGGCGTTACTGCCATCGTTCCAATGCTACCAATTTCAGTCCCTTCAAACGCAATAATTTGAGAACATGCGCTGGCAATCCAATATGCTGCACTCGCGCACACTCCGCTAACAATCGCCAACGTCGGCTTAGTGGAGTCTTGAATGGCTGCTAGTACTTTATCAATCCCGTGAACGGATCCGCCCTGGCAATCAAAATCTAAAACTATCGCGCGTACGTTTGGATCCTGTTCGTTTCTTCGGATAACCTCTTCTAGATAAAGATAATTGCCGGTATGATAACGATCTACAGGCTCCCTCGTTAGCATTCCACGAATGGCAATATATCCATCCTGAGATAATTCTGTCACGGATCCTACCGGATGCGGGTCGGGCGCTATCATATAGCATCATCCTTTGGCCGCTCTTGTGGACGGCCTCCAACATCAGTACCCGGAACGGCTACCGCGTGGCTATCTCTTTGTGTAACACGTGTCGGCCAATCCCTAGTCGGACCAGCGGCTGTTACCCCAAAATCCCTTCTAATCTTCTTCTCGGTCTCATCGTCAGGTGTATATGCGCCCGCCGCGATAAGTTGCGGAAGAATATTTAAGCTATCCATAAGCCCATCAACCGCAACACCTCTATGGTTTAAACGTGGCAGCACGCTAGCAGGAATGTTCCCGTTTGGATAAAAGTTCAGTGTTAGCAATCTTTCAATTGTGCCACCTCCAGGACGGTCTTTTCCGTTCCATACCGAACAGATAACATCCAGGTGGTTAGCAATAGACGCCTTATACGCATTCCACTGAACTTGTCCAACTGATCTAGTTCCAACGTCCCCAATGCCTAGTTCAAGGAAGTTGGTTAAGAATGCACTCGCTAATTCTGTGTCACAATGTCTAATGGCCTCAACAATCTTAGTCGGATCAAAGGTGCCGCCATACATGCTAACAGTTAATCCTGCCGGAGTGCAGATCATCCCTTTTTCTCCGGCTAGATATTCTTCTGCCATATGCTTGGCGTCGTCGATCATTTTCTCCATCTCTTCTAGAGTATAACCTTGATTAGACTCTAGAATTCCACGATCGACCATAATCAATGGCGTTGGCAAACTCCAGCGCTCCGACCCAATAGCAAGGCTATCCAATAAAGACTGTTTAAGGTTAAACCAATCCAGACAGGCCTCTAAGAGACCTCTCCCATAATAATCATCACCGATCTTGTTTAAGGTATAAATTTGCGCTTTTCTAGCAGGGAGCGGACCTCTTTTCTCTTGGCCAGGAATAAAATACTGGGTTAGTTCCTCCAACTCTGTCGTCTCGGGATTTCTAATCCATTCTTTTAGTGACTCCTGATCGATATCTCCAAGCTCTGCTAAGAAAACGTAATCGCCCTTTAAAACATAGACTTCCTCGACTACCTTGAACCCAAACAAGCAGAAGTCTACAATCTTAGCAATCTCTGTTTCAAATGATCCGCTAGAAAGTTGTGCGGTATGGCCCTCTAGCCCAAGGGCGCTTCTAATGAACTCAGCGTTTCTAAAAGACTCGGCTGTGTTAGCACCACCATCCTCAATATACCAATCCGCCGCCAGTAGTGCATGAAGCAGGCTCATTGCATATCCAGCAAGCTTGGGATCAGCCCTTAACATTCTTTTTGCTGTCCTAATCCATGCTGTGATATCCTCATGGCCGCTAGCGGGCCTATGTGCTAACCAAGGAGTCCCCGTAGAGGTAGATCTCCCGGGATAAAGGAGTTCGTAATTCCTATAATTCCATCGTCTCATTGGCCCTCTCTTTTAAATATAGATCTACATCTCTTAACTTGTCAAGTTTTATAGATCTATAACAATAAAAAAACTATAGATCTATATCTAACAACGCTCCAGAGGTTTTCTTCGCTGGAAAGTCCGAGCCGGCTTATCATTAGCACTAGATCCGACGCGAATAGTGGTCCCTTTTCCAACGCGCCAACCTTCCTGTGTTTGCCAGTTCTTATATCTCGGTTTAGCAGAAGGAGGTGTCGGATCCTCGTCGCCGGCTAGCCTATACATTCTATTTCGCCAACAATCTAACACCATAGCACACACGTCTATTGTGTCATCATGGTCTCCTGATGGGAATTGTCGCCCCTCTTCTAGCAACAATTCTCCCTCTGCATCCTCCGGAATGCTAACTTGTCCGTTCTCTACAAGCGGAACTATAGATCTAATTCTTGTCTCTTTATTAACTTGCGAACGCCAACGCCAAACTCTTCCTCCGATAGGTTTAAGTTCTGGTTCTAGCAGCGAACATAGCGCAAAACCTTCCGCCTTCTCCTCTACTAAGCACACATGGACCTTTGAATATGCAGAGAACATCCGTTTAATTCGATTCACCTTCTCCACGATTTCCCAATGACCGGACTGCTGTTCTACCAAATAAGCTATACCGTTACACCCCAAAGCCCAAACTTGTAAAACCGTCCTATCAGACCCCTTAGCAAGAGAACTAGCCGTGTCCATTGCAACAATCCATTGGATATTTTTTTCAGGTTCATATCCGGCCGGATGCCGTAGCCACCAGGCTGGCTTAAAAATATTTCCCTGCTCGCTAACAGGATCTTGTTGATACTGCGCCCTGAACGCAATCGGCCCTAAAATCCTCCTCTGCTGCTTTAAAAACTTCTCATCAAGCCTAGCGGGCCAGAGAAGCTCCCCAGTTTGCGTCCTAGGATCCTTCCAACCCAAAGGAGTAGGTTTAGATATTCTGTTTGCATCGTAAATCGCCGGTAAAACAATCATGCAGTCAGGCTCTAATGAGATTAGATGCCCCGCAAGGTCGTTAGCTGCAAGCCTTTGTTGAATAAGAACGGTAGCCATGTTATCTCTTCGCCTCGTTGAGATAACTTCGTCATACCATTGATTTACTAAAGCCAGTTCTTCCTGCCCAGTTCGCTGCGCGTCATTGGGATCGTCGATAACCTGACGGTCAAAATGGTCTCCAGTGATGCTAGACCCCGTCGAAATCGCCCTAAACACGCCATTTTTGTCGTTACGGGTAACTAAAATACGTTTTCCAGCTTGCTGGAGCTCAAATTCTGGCCCTAGTTCGCTATAAAACTCTGATCCCATGATAGATCGGCGATAGACAGCCTCTTTTTTCGCATTCTCAAGGGCATTTGTCGCGAATAGCCACCTCTTTTCAGGCATAGTTAGCCATTCCCAGCAAGGCCACGCCTGCCCCACTATTGAGCTTTTACAGCATCCAGGTGGCAAGCTAATTACTAGCGTTTTTATTTCTTCGTTCGTAACAGCTTCCAGGTGCTCACAGATAGCGTCGATATGCCAGTTTGATTTAAAAGGAACGCCAGGGTTCACTATCTGCCACATCAACTGCAAAAACGTTTTTAAACTTGCCCTAGAAGCACGCCTCAATAGTTCTATAACTTCTTCGGGTGCTGACGCCATATCAATCTAAGTTTAACTCGTCAATATTGATAACAGTAGGGTGCGTTTTATTGTGTTCTGACTCGCTGTCGATACCAGTAAGCCATTCTTTGGCGGCTCTCTGGATAACCTCGTCGTCCATTTCACTAAGAGCGTTATTATGCTGATCTCTAATAACGTCCTTATGGAAATATTCCGGCCTTAACCGGGCTAAAAGCCATGCAGCCCCCTGCCATGTGTGTGCATGGCCATCTCTAACAGTGGCCACTAAATCTGAAATAGCCGCCACTTGCGCAATCGTAAGGAAGCTAATCCAATCCTTGAAGGGCTGAATTCCTCTGTTACTAAGCTTGATCCAGTTATCAAACTCCGACGGCGTGACAGCTCCTTTTCCAATAGCAAGACGCTCCGGAATGCCCAAAGCGATCGCCTTAGTAATCTCCCTAGCCTGCCATTCTTGAATCTCAAGTCCATCGGCATACCTTTCCCCAATAGCAACCCACCCCTCCATATCCTGAGGGGCTAAATTCCCTGCCTGTTCTAGATTTCCTTTATTGCTTAGTGAGGGCTGGTTGATTCTAGCCCCTGTTGAAGCAAGTTTTGTTTGAAGAGATACTTCTGGTAACGCGGCATCTTTTACCCAACGTCTAACCGTTTTGTAATCTATACAAACTTCATTAGCAATCTGTGTCATTTTGACACCTTGCTTGTAAAGTTCTAAGACCCGTTCTTTAACGCTGTCCTCATATTTAAAGTGCATCCCCTTCTTATTGGAATCGCTTGCAGCCGTGTTTTCTTTGCGCTTTGGCATACTCTTCTAAATATCCTTCAGTACACTGAAGTTCCTCTGCTAAATGTTTTAAGCAGAACCATTCTTCTTCATACGGCGCAAGCAACTTTTCGTTTAGCGCCTTCTCGTCCTTGTTCAGTGACTTTCCACACATCGCACAGTTTTTCAAAAGTGGTATCATCTAAAAATTCATCCACTTTGGTTATAAGATCACTAAAATCACTCTCTCTAATAACATAGTAACCTTCCTCAACCTTCCTTGTCAAAGCTTTCTCAATTCTATACCAGTTGTCATAGGCCTTTGTATTTTCAGTCAACCAAATAAAACAGCCTTTATACCCTCGATACGTCGTGTTGATAAAATATTGAGGAAACTCGTTTGTTTCGTAATATCTAGTCTTCTTTAGAGACCACGCCCCGAAATAATTCTTCCTATTCTCTTCAAACCACTCTTCAAAGCGTTTTTTAGCTTCATTCACTGTTAAATCTAACGGCCACACGGTATTATCTACTCCAAAAAAAAGCCGCCGGTTATGGTGAAAGGCAGAAAGTCCATAACCGGCGGCCAGCAGTATCGATGGGTTAGCCTGCAAAGTGACTTTATCACTTTCTGCAGGGCCGGTCAAGCTTTAAAATGGAATATCGTCGTTTAAAAGTTCTTTTTTAGCGTTCTCAAACGCTTCCCTTTGGTCATTTTGAGTAAACGGCCTTGGGTAAATGATAGAATATCCCCAACTGGTTCCGCCTGTTTTGTTTGTGTAACTACGGGGTCTAACTTTCCCCATAATCATACAACCTTCTAACTGTTTAAGGTCTTCGACAGAATAGGACTGCTCAAGATGATTCTCTGTGTTATAGCACGTAACAAGCGCTTGCCAAACGCGCATGTCCTTTTGAATCATCCAGTGCTTATCACTAGGGACCGTATCGTAGTTACTCGGCAACCTTAATGAGCAATAGAACCTGGCAAGCTCGTTAAGACCTTCTTCATCATAAGCAGCGAAGTAGCAACTACGACATTCCATCCCGCCGATTTCTTTAGTCTCGTCTGAAACCTCTAACAGTTTAAACTTATATTCTTCGTTCTCAAAAAGCTCTTGTTCGTAAGAACGAGGACCATCGTTAGAGAACGTTTCACTACCTGCCGGAAAACTAAAATCAAAGCTCATTTGTACAACTCCTTAACGAAAGCGTTAAATTTCGGATCCTCTCCAATTTTAATAAAGTCGCTAAAACCCAAGCGGTTCTTGCCCTCAAAAGCCTGATTGTCACTTTCAAACGAAATGCACCGATCTGGTTTATTTCCAGTTCTAGCAGAACGATGAAGAAAACCAATGGCATCCGCCCATTCCTTCAAAAGGTTAGAGATATTGGTCGGAAGCTTCAGATCATATCTACTAAAAGCGACTCGATCTGGCGGATCAATTTTCTTCACATCACTATGCGCTAACAGCAACACAGAAATTCCACCCTGTACTAACCGTTCAAACAGCTCAAGCGTTTTAGACCACAACGCCAAAAGCGCCGCATAGCCCTTCCCAAAACCGCCGCCGATCTCTGCAAGACTATCGCATTTCGCTTTCGTACAGAGATTCTTAGTGTAAAAAGAATCCAGCCAATCCACGCTATCCACTACCAACGTAGTGAAGCTCTTCGCCGCAACAACAGCCTGACAAGCTTGGAGAACATCGTCATAGTTTTTAGCGATATCCGCGAACGTAGGGACCTCTAACCCCTTGGGGATACCGTCCTCAATCCGCAGAAGAATAGGATTTTTAAAACATGATCCTAGGAGGGTTTTTCCAATCCCGCTAGGACCATAAACGATCATCCTGAACGCTGGCTTCGCTGCCGTTTTCGTTATCGTTACGTTCATCTACGTATATCCCGAGATATTCGTTAATTGCCGCAATGGCCTCAGCTGCGCCATAGGCCACAACTACTTTATAAGCTTCATTCTCTAGGATTTCAATCATTTTTTTTTGATCTTCGGATAAAACGCCACCCTTTGTGCGTTTCATCTCAATAAACAACCCTGGTTCTACGATATCATAAGTCCCTGTTGGATATGCAAGGAACAAGTCTGGGACACCTTTTCTTAGCCCCTCTTGAACCATTGCAAAACCGTTACGCCCAGAACGTCTCCCCCCGTTAGGAATGGCGAATAAAAGCTCTTTCTTGTAGCGAGGATTCTTCTCGCATAACGATTCCCAATAGCGGATAACCTCAACCTGTTCTTGATGCTCTGTTTTGATTTTTGTTTTCTTTAATGGAGCCTTCATTGAATCCTCTCAAATCTCACTGGGCGTTTGTTTGCGTTTAAAGGCCCCTCTTTTGCGTCAAAATCACTCGACTGGACAAAAGGACCGCGCCATAAAGAAAACGCCTCAGAATCAAAATAAATGCAGTTTAAACGGCATCACCACAAAAGGCACCGCCCGCCGCTTGAATGCGGCCCATTATGGGCGCGCATTTCGGCCGCGTCAAACTCAGGCCCGCGAAAAACAACGGCCCGCATACGGCCCGCAATTCGTTTGAGGTTTGTGAGATTTTGAATTTTGGGCAAAAAAAAGCGGCTAGCCCTGCTAGCCGCCGTTCCATTGCCTACCGTTTAAAGAAACGGTGAGCCAATCGACTGCATAGAGACCTCGGCCACTCATAATAAGAATCTAGACCTGCTTGATCATATTCTTCTCTGGCAGCGTTAAGCCAGTAGCTAGCAAAGTCAGGATCCTCCTCTAGATAAACGAAATATCTCCGTATGTATTCACAAACCAACTGAAAGACCGCTTCCTTTGATTTTTCGTTAGAATCACACATTGTTAGTACTCCCAGTCCTCGTCTTTAACAGGTCCAAATCTAATCTCCAGCTGCTCGTCTCTGGTTACTTCACTGTCTACGTATTTCGACACTATCTTTCTCATTCTTGCTCTAATTGCAGCGTGTAGTTTTACTGGGTTGAAGATTATCCCAGTAACCGACACGGGGGAATCTAAAGCGCTTAGTATGATTTCACCAATAGACTTGTTAATAAGCGGAGATGCCCCTATTGTGTAGGCATCGTCTTTTATCGTCTCACGCAAATTTAATAAGACCCTGTTCCGTTTGGCTATTTTTTGCAATCCCGGAACCCGATAAGACTGCATCGCGCCTATTCTTCTAATCTCCCGTCTAATCTCTTCCTCTAAAAATCCAACAGTGACGGGATTCCGAGCCATTAGCTTATGCCAAACTATCCCGTTGTCATGATCATCAGAGCTACCCATCGCGGTACCGCTTTCATCTTTATAGATAACAGGGCTGGTCTTTCCTAGATAACATAGAAGTTTTAAATCATCTACAACATATAGCCCAGGAATTTCTGGCCAGTCTTTTATACGGATAGCTTCCAGGTCCTTCTTTCTTATCTCGATTGTCGCAATATTTAATCCATAACGTTCCTTCAAATATGGGACATTATCTTGCATCGCCCTGGCTGTCTTAATATCCGGCATAGGTACCGCTATCGCATTCTGGTCTTCCTCTCTGAATTTGAGCCTAACAACGTCATCATCTTTTTGCGAAAACTCTAGCTGTTTACCAACATTTATTAAATCTTCAGGTCTTTGCGTATCGGATTCTATGCTCTCTTTGGCTAGCTCCTTCCAGATAGGCGGTAACTCCGATATCTTCATAAACTGCTCATGCTTGTTATAATTCTTACTGATATCACAGAAATGGTTTTTTATATACCTATCCACACTATCGCAAAACGCGATCTTTCTTTTCTCATCGTGGATGCCCGTCTGGCTAGTAGCCTGTTCTTTTATCCGATTCCCAATTCCTATTATCTGACTTGCACTATATATAATCCCGTTGGGGATAAGATGCTCAATGCTTTGTTCGATAAATAAGTCATCAACCGAGTGCGTCCTTCGGATATCGTCGAGCGTAATAGCCCCTGACTCTTTATTGATAAAATCCCTTACCCACAAAATTAGCATCTCATCCTGAATAATCTGCCGGACTGCGTTCACATCATATAGCCAATACTCGGACCCCGTTTTTTTGATACTGCGTTTCTTTAGAACAACCTGCTTTTGCTGATCCTCTGTCAAATAATCCAGACAAATTCTAGAACACAACCCCTGACGGGATCGCTCTAGAGCGTATCTCTCTAAATTCGAGTCACTGTATTCTGTGAAAGCCTTAACAACTTCCTCGTTAAGTGCGTAGATAGCAATCTTGTTCGCCATGATTTCTGCCTTTCATCATAAGCGGGTTAAATAGCGGGCGAGACCATCTCACCCGCTAGAGCAACCCGCTTAGGGTTGCCGTTCTATTAGAACAACTCTCTAATGTTTATCGATTCAATCAAACTATCTCTCTTGGTCCTTTGAAGAAACTCCACAGCGTCTTCAGCCCGTTCATGCAGATAAGGGGATAACGTTAAGATCAATGCCATCAACAGCGGATAATCTTCCTCGTTGGCTTCATTTCTCATCTCCTGATAAGCCCTCGCCTCTCTAGGATAAACATGATTCCATTGAAGGATACATGCTGGCATATCCTCGATCTCACATTTGATATCCCAATCAACATTCGCCAACTCTAAAGCTCCACTCGGTGCGTTGTCTATATCCATCGGATATATTAGATCCGGCCCTTGCACTATATTCTGGACACTGGTCCAAGGATCATCTTCGTCGTTTATCCTAGCAACCTCTTTTGGAATCTCTCCGTCATCATAGCAAATTTCTACTATCCTACGCAGCGGCCCATAAATCGTACACCACCCCGGAGCGCGGGACTGTTTTTGATAACACCCTTCTAAACTCACATCCTTTAACCGTTCTGTAAAGAACGTCCTCTGATAAAACTCCTCTTGCTCTCTATCGTAATCGTCGCTAGTAGAGAACTGATTGACGACAAAAGCCACGCCACGGGTTACACAAAGTTCACGATCTAACATGATTGACTCCTACGTGTTAGGGACTTAAGAAGTATCCGAACCATTCGGCTACTTCACCAAGGCCCTAAGACCTCGGTCTCTTTAACAATTGAAAGGCTCTAAAACCTATTCCCGATATCACTACCTCCTAAAAAAAAATCAGTATTACGTAGATCGTCACGATAAGACCAATAATAGTCAAAACAGCCTGTAAAAAGTTCAACATCACATTACCTTCCTATTCTTCTTAACTCTTTCTAACTCTACTGGTTCATCAATGAGCCTACACTCTTGGTATATTAGCCAAATAAGCGCAGCTCCACACTCTCTCACAAATGGTAGATGCTTTTTCAGGAACTCGAAATTCTGTCCGGTTGTGCATATCTGGATAAGGTTGCACGGATCAACACTCCACGTTACTGGGGCTTGCTCGAAAACCCAGAGCGCTCGGTATCTATCGTCTAGCGCAGAATCCTCTATTGGCGGATCAAACGGACCATAAACTATCTCAGCTGATCTTGCTAAGATATCTGCTGTTATCTTCCACCGACTCTTTCTTCCGCGTCCTTGAGGCTTCATGCCGTATAGCTCTAAAATTTCACCAAACCACTTGCGATACTCTCTAAACCCTAGATCATGTTCCTTGCCGTCTAAATAGTTTCGCAAGTCCGTTGAGAAGTCTTTAATCTCTTCGTAAGTCTTCATTGCTGCTATTTACCTTTCGTTTCTAGATTAGAACGTCGAACTATTTCGGCGCTCTAGATAGAAGCGAAACAATTTATCAAAGAGCTTGTTCGGCCTTGAACATGAGGACATATTACGCCCACTCGTTTTGGGCGTCAAGAGATTTTTTCAAGTGCTTTGAATTTTATAGGTTTGTTTCGTTTTATGGCGGGAATCTGCCCATATATTATATCGACAGCTTTTGAGATGTTTGTGAGAAGTTACTTTGTGTTTTGATTGTTTGTTTTGACCGCGAGAATCTCCCCATTCTTGATTTTGACTTTTGTAAGCTTTGGAGTTGTCACAACCAAAACGCTAGGATTGAGGATCTCTAAAGCATCCGAGATAGGCGGGGCGTTTAGAACGCCCTCGACCTTCTCGATAAAAGCAGCGTTAAGGGGTATCGCAGTAGTCAGATGCAATTTTTATCAGCCCTTCTAGAATGTCCCTCTGGGGAGTTTGTTTAAAATGCTTTATCTGCGTGGCTATATATCCGAGACTCCTTTTTAGGCCTCTTTTAGAATGTGCCTCGATGCAAGGAAGTGGCGGAAAACTCTCGCTTTTACATAGCGCGTTAAAATATCTTAGAATTGGCTTCGAGAGCTCAAAAGCCTTGATATCAATCTCCATTCTACTGGCCCCTAATCGCGTCCTGAAGCCTTGTGAGCTCATCGACTAATGCAAGATACTTCTGCTTTAGATCATCGTATTCCTCGCGAGTAACAGTATCGCTCGTAGCAAGGCGCTTCCTAAGCTCTTCGTTTTCCTCCATCAGTTTAGCATTCTCGTCTAGTGCTACACTGGTCAACTCTGGTTCTATAGCCTCCCCATCTTCGAAATTCAGCCACGCCCTAACGCGCTGCTTACCTTCGTCGGTATAGATATAGCTTGAGTATCGCCCTTTTCTCCTAGGATTCCCAAGGCTGGCCATCACGCTATCGATATCGCTCTTTATCCGACGACTATTTCGCAGTCTAGGACCGTCCTCATCTGTGCAGAGATATCGTTCTATATCCGCCCTAAGCAGCCGACCTGTTGGGGCCTTTGCCAGATACTCTAGGATAAAGTCCGCGGATTCGATTGTCGCGAATGAGTTTGTAGCAAGAGACTCCTCCTTTATCGCGTTCTCTTCCTTAGTTAAAACGGTGCGCTCTGGATGATGCTTATACGTCTGATAGATCCCTCTCCAGATAGCAACACGATTATCCACTATCCATTTGCAGTCGATATCGTTCACTACATGGAATAAACAGAACCTACGGTTTCCCGTCTGATCTCCTAACTCCGGCTCTTCATTACTGGTTCCAACAAACGTGCACGTTCTAGGCTGCAATTCAGCCTTGGGGGCATAGGGGGCACGATAGTGATCGGTCGTTCTAGTAATAAAATCACGAATCGCCGCTATCTCCGATGTCCTCTTTAACGCCGCAAGCTCTGGCAACTCAAGACAGAGCATCGATCGAATCTTTAGCCCCACAGTTTGCTCGTCTCTAAGGTCGTTAGAAAGCGTCGATGTTAGCCAAATATCCTTAGATCGCTCGCTTGTGATAGGATCAAGGAAATAGGGGTCAAACAGAGCGTTGATAAACGTCGATTTATGGGTTCTTTGAGGCCCCCAAAGAATAGCAATATTCTCTAGAGGACTTCCATGAGTAAAGAACCGCCTAACGCTCTGCAATAAGCACGCCTCAAGCCAACGAATAGACGTTTCCTTAGTCTCAGACTCAATCCCCATATGCTCCCAGAGCTCTTTAACGCCTACAACCTCTCCATCTTCCTGAATATCCCTAAAAAACTCCTCTGCAATCCCCTCCTTAGACCTTTGCTTAATCCATAGCATAGCAGGCCTAAGAAAATTAGCCCTAGAGCGTGTTCCACTTTGAAAAAACCAATCGATTCTACGCACTAGCTCGGATTCTGAATAGTCGTGAAGGTCCGTAGCGTCCTTTACGACGCCCCTAGCAGGCTTGTAGATTAGATAATCCTGCGCATCAATACAGAAATCGCTGGCGTCTAAATCCCCCCGCTCTAGCCCTCTAACGAGGTTATACTCATTGGGAACGATATCTCCACGCAGATTCCGCACATAATCCTCAGTTTTAAGCCCCTCGATAGCATCCATTGCCACCAATTGAGCTCTCTGGTTACATGCAGATGCGATCGTAGCGTTAATCTCAGCTGGCTTTAGGCCAATCTGGATTGCAATCTCCCTCACCCTATCAAGTTGAGCCTCTTTGATATCCTTTTGATACCCAGGGCGAGACTTAATATAGCGCGCCACACCAAACAGAATCTGATTTCGCTCTCCCTCCGTAGCCGAAGCAAGCTGATATAGCCCATCATAAAGGCTTGCAGGACGCCAAGACGTTTCACCATTAAACCGGTTAGAAGGGCCCACCTTATCCCCAGCCCTAGGCTTAACCGTTACAACCCCTTGCTGATTGGTTAGAAGCTTATAGAGAGACGGAAACAACGTTTCCAGTGGTACAAAAGGCGCCGTCTCGAAATCCGACAAAGCCCGATATTCCAACAATGAACCTTTAGCTTCTCCATATTTACCCTCACTACGTACAATGCTACCAGGCCCGATGATATACCCCCGCCCGTTCGAGCGAATATCAACGTGCATATCACGCCCAGTATCGTCTTTAAAACCTTGTCCTTGAGGTAGCCGTGGGTCTGCTGCAACGTAAAGGTGATACCCGTGCGGGGTTTTTACTAAGCATGCCCTATCACGAAGCTCTCCAAGCGATATACTATCCAGCTCACAGAAATGCTCAAACACCCCTTCAGGATAAGTCTCCTTGCTTGCCAGATCATCGAAGTCGATAACCGCAAAGCTATCACAGATTATCCCGTACGAATCGCCTTGCCTAAGCACAAACGCTGAACTATCTACAAAATCAGCGGGCCACGACTTAACGGCAGGACGCTTGCCATTGCAAGCAAAAACTTTTAGGTTACTACGCATCACGCGCCTCCATCGTTTGAAGTTGGCGCTACCCTACCCCAGCAACAGAAGCCTGTCAAGAGGGTTCATTTAAACGCGCGAAAAACACGTTTTCCTAAACCCTATAGGAAATATATATAGGTTTACAATATATACCTATTATATACTATATAATATATAACCCTTAAAAGTAATTAAGAATTAATAATTAAAAGTAGAATGGGGTGAAGTCTAGTAGCGACAAGGCTTTTTCGGAAACTTATCTCGGCGGCCTAATTCCTAATTCAGCCCCCGAAATGGCCAAAAACCGGCTTTTGTGTCAATATGTTTCTAAAATCGGCGGTAAGATTTGAATTTTTTTACCTATAGTTGCTCTTTTTGGGGTGGTTTACCATATAAGTAAAATAGGTAAGGATTTTTTTTTATCTATTTGGTGCAAAACGAAAACGGAAAAATAATTAAAACGGACCGCACTATAAATGCCGCCACCACAATGGAAAACGGATATTTTAATTCTATAGCCGGTTTTATAAAACTATAGCTATCTAAAAAACTGTGATATGCGTCTAATATTGTTAGACTACTCTAACAATCAAACAAACCGGGGGCTGGGGCTCATGTTTCACGTGAAACATGAAAAGCGTGAAACATCACAAAACCGAAACACCAAGTTACGTTTGAAACAAACCTCACATTACAAGGTCCTCTCCACAACCTCGCAATGCTCTCATTTCGGCCCCCAAAGAAGGATTTTTGGTCACGCTCGCCTTCACAAGCGCCCCTCCTTATCAGAAAAAAACTATTCGAGATAATCGAAACCCGGGTCGTGTCAAAAGCCGTTTTTCGCCTTTGGTCAATTTGGTCAACTCGATTTACGCGTTTCGTTGCGTGCTAATGAAATCGACTTAGCGCGTTTTTGCATCAAAACTATACGTTCATTTTTGGGCCAAAACTAACATGAATTTTCGATCAAGAACGAACATTCGGAACGTTTATCGAATATCCAATTGCTAACCTTATCGGCTAAATATTGCAAATTTGGTAAATCGGTTTAATCGCGAAAATCTATCGTTTATCCGCTATCGATATCGATTTTGGTAGCGCTGTCAATATTGGTATTGATCAATAGTGGTACGGTTTATCTTATCCGATAGATGCGAATTTTTTGAACTGCTAATAGCAAGAACGCGGTTGACTCTATCTTATAAGCTTTGAAAAATTTTTGAACTGCTAAAGACAAGATTGGCATTTACCACTATCTTATAAAATTTAATCAATTTTGAACTGCGAATAACAATAACGCGCTTTACGCTATCTTATAAGCTTTGGAAAATTTCTAAACCGCTAAAAACAAGATTCAGGTTTACCATATGTTATAAGTTTTAAACGTTCTTATTCGCATCGAAAATCGAGTGTATTAGAAAAACGTTCAATTTTGATGCTGATTTCGGAAATTTTGGCGTTTTTTGGGCGAACTTCTTGAATATTCGATCGATATCGCTCGAATATCTGCATTATTTCGCGAATATCGACTAGATATCGTCAATTTATCGCGAAATCACGCTTTGATCTTTCGAAAATTTAATACACTCTCGAAATATCTGTTAATTTTTGAACACTATACCCGAAAAAACGCGCGTTTTTTTGCTGTCGATTTATTTATATACGCGCGCGCGCGTAGCAAACCGCATGCCAAAAATTCGTAGCATTCTTAATGTTTTGGTCTGTACTTAACATAATCTGTTTTGGCTGATACAAATCCCGAAATGAGTTACGCAAGAAAGGCTTGTAGACGCGAGACGATTTTTGATTGTAATAACCGCATTTACGCTCACTGGATAGAATCAGTCGAGACGAAAAACGAGGATTTTGCACTCGAAATGGACGGTTTTTCTGATACAAAATACTTTTTTTGAAAGAAAATTTCCATTGTTACAACTGGAGTTACGAGAAATCGTCATGGCGTGATAGGGGGCGCCCAAAAAAAACGCTTGACCGCCAAAACCGAGTGGGTGTATATATAGGCCATGGACAGCGGCCATGAAGGCCAGAAAGGCAAGACTCGAAAATGTTAAAGGCTATCACAAATAATCGCAATCTCGCTTCGTTTGTGGCAATCGCGAATCAAACCCGTGAATCGCTGGAAAGCGCGAAAGAGGTAGCAGTCCAGGCGGCGAAAGACGCCAGGTCTGAAGCTGAGGAGGTCTACTACTCCGATATCGCGCGCGCAATCCGCAACGGCGACGTGATCGAGATTGACGAGATCAAGTGCGACAGAGACGAGTATCAGTCTCGTCTAGAGGGTATGATGGATATCTGGAGTGATATCATTCCTGAATGTGATACTGCCACACAAAGTATCACAGTGCATCACATAGCGATGGACAAGCAATGCTATCTTGACGCCCTAGATTTAGACGTGTTGGCAATTCCTTCAAAATCGCTGCTATCAATCTGTGAGCATAGATCCAGGCGAGTCAAAATCGCTTGTAGCAAGTGAACTTACGCGAACAATCGCTATAGATCTATATCTCTGAATGGTGGGATATAGTACAGATATACACTATTCACGCCGTTAATCTGCATTGCATAGAATGCGATAATTGCAGAACGCGCAAAGGTTTTTTACTCTTTAACTCATGAAAGGTGCTAAGATGGAATCTAAGATTGAATACTCTTTTGTCTCTGAAAAAGACTCTGACTCTGTTAAGATCGCCGCGCTGAAAACGATGGCAATTGAACAAGTTACACAACGCGACAAGCTTCTGATCGAATCTTATGACAAAGCCGACGTGCTCTTAAAGCCTATGGGCAAAAAGACAAAGGTCGAATCTGTCAAAGAAACAGAATCTGTTAAAGGGGCTGAATCTGTTAAAGAGACAGAATCTGAAGAATCAGAAGAAAAGCCCGCTATTGTTCAACGTGCAAAGCGTTTCACAAAGCGGCCGGCGATTACACTCGATAAGAGTGAAAAGTCTGTAAAAGACACTGCGAAGCCGCTAACAGAAGAGGAAAAGCGAGCCAAGTTGTTTTCTTATCTTGACTCTTTAACGCATTCAGAAGTGTATTCACAGTTAGATAGTGGTGAACTCTCTTCTGAACTTTGGAAAGCGTGGAAAGACTCTAAGCAAGCGTCTAAACCCGCGCAATCTAAAACAAAAATCACTATCAAAGGGACGGAAAAGCCAACCAAGAAGCCCTTTGACAAGAGCGATGTCTTAACACAAGAAGCTCTAGATCACTACTTAACAATCACAGATAAGTCTTTGCTCGACAAGTATGATTGGCTTGAAGATCTCATTGATGACTTGCGGGACGTCTATTCCGAAAAGATTGGTATCAACAAATGCCAGTCAATATGGGCAAACGCATGCAAGTCGATCAAAGAAACGTTGGGTGTCAATTGCAACCCGCGCCCTACTCTTGAGGAGTGTGTTCTTTCGATTGAGGAATGGAAGTGAAAATCTCTGTCGATAGGCAACTTAGACTAGCTTACTTGGCAAGCCTTGTGTATAGCAAGGCTTGCCAAAGCAAGCTTGCAATGCTTAGATACAAGTCATTAATTACACGTGCAAAACAAAAGGAAAACAGACAATGGTAGAGTTGAATGGATGGGAGTTGATAGCACTTGCAAGATATCACAGTAGTCTCTATTGGAGTATTCAAAGACGAATAAAAGAGATCAAGGATAAGATATACTATGCACAAAACAGCGAAAATACTGAGGAATTGCGCATACTTAGCGGTTACTTAGAGAGCGCAAAACTAGACGCAAAAGAGCACAACGATAGAGCGGCTTTGCTTGAAGAATTGATGGACGAAAATACAAGGGACTTCTATTATTCATGCTGCTAAAAAAAGATGCATACGTGTATCTATTGTTTTTAATCGAGTCTCTCTAAGCCCGCTAAATAGCGGGCTTTTTTTTGCCCGTATCAGTATCAGTACCAGTATCAGTATCAGTATCTGTATCAGTATCAGTATCAGTATCAGTATCAGTATCAGTATCAGTATCAGTATCAGTATCAGTATCTGTATCAGTATCAGTATCAGTATCAGTATCAGTATCAGTATCAGTATCAGTATCAGTATCAGTATCAGTGATCGCCGTGCAGTGATCGCCGGCGGTGATCGCCGTGCAGTGATCGCCGGCGGTGTGATCGCCGTGCAGTGATCGCCGGCGGTGTGATCGCCGTGCAGTGATCGCCGGCGGTGTGATCGCCGTGCAGTGATC